CCATTCGATATCTGCAGATCGGCGCCTGTCGATGGCTGCGAGATCACTCCATCTCTATCATCGAGAACGAGTTCGACACTATCCGATTTTTCACCGGAATGATCGTTAATGCGCAGGCTGAGCAGACGCTGTTCGATGGCTGTGGTGATATCGGCATCATTGGCAATGATGCGAAACGCCGGCGTCATCGCATCAGTCCCAAAGTTTGACGATGGTTTGAGCGCTGTCTGGCTCTGGCAGGTCGGGCAGTGTGATCATTACGCCTGACGCGTAGACAGGACCGATGTCGGCCAGTCCCGGGTTGGCGGCAAGCACATCGACAACGGTCGATTCGCTGCCATAATAGCGCCAGCAGATACGATCCAACACGTCATTGTCGCGGGTCCTGTATTGCATGTCAGAATAGCTGAGTGACGGTCCGGTTGATCTCGCCAAATCGCTGAGTCACAGTTCGATTGATTTCACTGAACCCATTGGGACGAATACCGCTTTCGGATGCGCTTGACTGATTGTCTCCATAATGAGACAGATCAATGGTAAATTCGACCTTACGGGGCTTTCCGCCTGGCAGGAATAAGGTGCCGGTCTCATCGACTTTGAGAATAACCCAAAGACCAAGAATGACACCGGTGCGCGCCTGCGGCGATGCGATCAAGCGCTGCGGCTTGCCGGCGTCTGCGAGGTCGCGCAGCGCTTGGATAGGATCGGCACTGCCGCCGATTTCGCCGGGATAAACGACCCCCGAAAGGGAGACGTTTTCCTCACCAGGGCCGACGAATTGTCGCGCGGGACGCCTAGTCAAGCGATCCTGCGATGGCCAGCGATAGGACCTAGCGCGTCGCATGCTCTGAAATGCGGCGGTATCGATAGAAAACTGGAACGAGCCCAGCTGCGCCATGACCTCAGCCATCAGGCTGCCATGTCGGGGCCGTCGTGGAGTGCACCGCGCAGGCGCTGCTCTTGATTTTGGCGAATCTGCTCATCGATGCGGGTGGCCAGTGCCGAGCCATTTTCGCCAGGCTGTTGATTGACGGTGATGGCCACTTCATTTTTTTGATTGACGGTGGTCTGATTGCTCGCCTGCGGCCGGAATCCTGCGAACGGTGCAGGTGCATTACTGCCGATCGCCTGGCCTCCGACCACAGGCGCGGCAGGATTGAAACCGGATAGAGATGGCAACTTAACGACGTTGGATGCTGCCGACGCCGACGGCGCCGCCTTCTGCGTCAGGCTGACAGTCTTGGACCCGCCGCCGATGAAACCGCGAATCGCATTGAACGGTCCACTGATCTTGGCCCAGAATCCACCCACCCAATCGGCAAACGTGCTCCAAGCAGCCTGCACACCGTTCCACATCGATTGCGCGAATGCGACGACCGATGCCCATGCTTGCTGCAGGCTCGAAAGACCCAATGCACTCAACAGCGGCCCAAGGACCCAATTCATATAGCCGAGCCAGGCTGTCTTCACGATATCCCATAGACGCACGCCGAAATCGACGATCCAATTCCAAACCGCAGACAGCACCGATTGAACGCCGTTCCATAGACCGGACCAACTGGTGAGCCAAGCCGGTGCGCCGTTTTTGAACCATTGGTTCAGTAAGACGAAGCCGCCGACGATCGCGGCGACAGCGGTGATAAACCAGCCGACAGGCGTCAACAGCAATACAGCGCTGAAGGTGGCGATGGCTGAAAGGAGCGGGCCGACGATGATCGCTGCAAGGCCGATAAGGGTCGCCTTGAGGAGATTGCCGGGGCCACCGACAAAATCGGATGCCGTCTTGGCGATATTGGCGATTTTTTCGACAATGCCTGGAATTGCCTCGACGACCTTGACCGCTGCATCGCTAACCTTCTGCGCCCATTCTTGCAGTTTGCCGCTTTGAGCCAATCGATTGATGGCTCCCAACGCGTCCTCCAGCTTGCTTTTGATCACGTCGAAGATGCCGGCATCGGCCACCATCTTTTGAAAGCGAGTCCACTGATCTGCCATATTGGAAACCAGGCCGCCAAAAGTCTTCATCTGCTCGGCGCTGGCGCCGACAGAGGATTTGCCAATTTCGTCGATCAATAGGCGGACGGCGTCGCGGCCGAGTTCGCCTTTGGAAATCATCTCGTTAATCGCCTCCGTGCTCTTTCCCATAGCGTCTGCGAGAAGACGAACAACAGGGACACCTTTCTGCTGCAACGGAATCACATCCTCCATTTGCAACTTGTTTTTCGTGAATGCCTGACCAAGCTGAAGGATTATCCCTTGCAAATCAGCAGCGCTGCCACCGAGCTTAGAATTCTGATCAACAAGTGACTGTAGTGTTCCGTCCATCGGGTCAAGACCAAACGTGCGCAAACTGACAAAAGCCTGCATCACTTCATCCAATTGCAACGGCGTCTCGGTCGCAAACTGCGAAACCCACGCCATCGACGCCTTTGCCTTATCGCTCGACCCCTCGATGGAAGTCAAAATCGCCTGATAGCGTTCGAACTGAGCACCGGTATCGATCACCGTATTTTTCAGCAGAAGCAGCGCACCGCCGGCCAGCCCCGTCGCAGCAAAACCCAACCGCGCGAACTGCGAACCCACGCTACCGATCGACCCCCGCAGCGCCCGGAACCCACTGGCCGTATCCAACGACCGCAGCGACGAGCGCACCCGACCGATTGGCGCCAGCATGCTGTCGATTCTGGCATTGATCCGGCGGACGCCTGCGGTTGCGCGGTCGACCGTGCTGACGATCAGTTCGACATTGAGAGCCATACGCTATTTATCCGTGCCGTACATCAATTTGTATCGCTCCACAGCCAAAGCATGCCACTCCATCAACTCTTCGATCGACATCGCCCGCATGACCGCCGGCGGCCAATGCCAGATCATCGCGATATCGGCCATGATCGGCCGTACGCTGGGAACATTTATTCCAAAAAATCGGCAATGACCTCGGATATCACTTTGAAGTCGGCCGCATCCATTTGACGAATCGTCTTCGGCGGCAACCCAGATAAATAAGAGGATATCATGATCCCTTTTGACATGGCGCCCTGCGCCTTGTCCATCCGTTCCAGATCATCGACGGTTGGACGGCGCAGCGATATGGACAACAACTCTTCACCATTCATATGCAGCGGCCGCTTCAGATCGATCTCGATCGAATCATCATGATCATTGACGGTAACGCCTTCTCTTTCCTCGATCATTTCGCCTTTCCTCCTTTACCAGCAGCCTTGCCGGCAGGCTTCCTCGTCCGCACCGTATCCTTGATGCGCTCGACGAAACCGCCGCTAACCAAATACACCGCCTCACGGTCATGCATCCGCACGCGCTCCTTTGGCTCGACATTGACGCCACGTACGGAGATCCTCTTAAATACCCGGTACCATTTCATTGTCGACACCATCAAATCCCCAGCGCCGCGCGCCGGTCGGCGAGCTGATCGACACCGTCGATAATCCGAGTAATATTCGGCACATCGACCTCATGGATATCGTTCCCATCGACCTGAAGCTTGTAATAGCTGAGCGCTAACATGCAGGACAGGACTGCCTTTTCACCGGCCTTCCACGTGCCATAATCGACCTCCTTAATTCTGCCCTGCATATTGATGACGACAGGCTTCACTTCACCGGACAGCTCATCCTCGATCGCTCCGCGCACCGTCAGCGCCTTGAACTGACCGGTCAGCAGCCCATACAGTTTCAGCACTTCAGCATCGAAACTGGTGAGTTTGAAATCTGTCACCAATGCCTCCATGCCAAGATCCACTTCCAGCGGTGCATCCATGCCGCCCCCGCGGAATTCCTCAGTCTGAGTCGTCAGCTTCGGCAGATTGATCTCTTCGACGTTGCCCGCGAAGCCGCGGCCGTCGACGAAGAGGTTCATGTTCTTCAGAATATTGTTAAGCATCGTTCAACGCTCCTTATATAAGGAATAAACCGATAATCAAGCCGCTTGCGGCAAAACCTCGACCAGGTAATCGTTCACCAGGTGCGAACGGAACGTTATGTGTTCCGCAGGCGGGTTCGCCGAAAAGTCGAAATCGAAATAAACATGCCCGGCTGCGATGGCTTCCGGCGTATTCAAATCAGGATCGACCCACACAGACCCATTGATGATCGCCCCGAGGGCCTTCAGCTCGCGCAGATAGGACTCGACAGACTCCAGCACCGCATCGATATAATTGCGGCTGATGTTGCGATCCACCGCCCACATATGCGCCCGCAGTAGGCTTTCGTTGATCATGTCGGCCGTTCGCCGCACATTGATGAAGGCCCATTTCGGATCGCTCGACGTGGTGCGATTGCCCCACAGCCTGAAACCATCCTTACGAATGATCGTCGTCACTTCATTTTCATTCAAAAGATTGGCCCTGGAATTGGCATCGCCCAGGGTGAAATCGATCTGCCTCGAAGTACCGGTAATGCCGAACATCTCCCGGTTCGACGGGCTCCACCAAAAGCCGCGCTCGTTGTCCGATTTGGCGATGATGCCGGCAACGCGAGCGCTGGATGGCTGCGTCACTTCCGCATTGACCAACGTGTCGAACACAGTCACTGATGGATCGACGAGGTAGACGCGGTTAGAACCGAAATTGCCGCGATACGTCTTGGCAGCGTCATCGTCCGTATTGGGGCCATCAGCGATGATAATCGCCCGAAGAGTGTCGGCGATGCCGAGCATTTCAGAAACGACGGACACATCGTTGGTATAGCCCGGAGCGATCAGCAACTTCGGCTCCGCGAACACCTTGGCTTCCGCATCCTGCAGCGCATGCACGCCGGTCCGCGTGCTTGTCGTCGAGCCGCCGATCACATTGGCTTTTTCGACGTTCGGATCGGCATCAGCAGCAACGCGTATTACAACGACCAGCGCTCCTGTCTGATCGAAAATCGCATCCATCGCCGCAGGCAGCGTGCCGGTCGTTCCAAGCAATGCCGCCTCTGTCCGGCTGCCAGCCACAAGCGCCGGGGTATCCAACGGAAACGGCTCATCAAGACCACCAGACAATGCCAGTTGCTTGGAATTGGCAGTCATCACACCGAGCCCGGTCGATGCCCCGGTATTGGCGACGCTCAACAAAGCGCTGGCCGCCGTGTCGGCGGTGATCGCAGTGATCACGTCACCGGCCGTGCTGGTGATGACGCCGCTGACATCTGTGGCCAAGCTGACGGTGATCACGGTCCCGTTCACGGCCACGGCCAGCGCCGCTGAATTGGCTTGCGGATTCTGCAAAAACACCGACACATCATTGCCAGCTGCGCCGGCGCTGACGGCCGTCCAGGTCAGCCCATTATTGTTCGGTTCGACGCCTGTCAGCAGCGAGGCCGATGCCGCAGGAGCAGCGCCAGGCGCCGTTCCGACGATACCGATGACGCCGCTTTTGACCGTGCGAACAGGCCGCGGACCGCTGTCGATCTCGATGACTTCGACGCCATGTAGAAACTGAATAGTCATGATGCTTGCTCCTGTTTGCTTTGAGCCTTATTAGATCTCGATCGGCCACTGACAGCCAGACTCGAAACGTTTCAAGGTGCCGATCTGTTCGCGCTCAGAGAATTTGCCAGAAACCTTGAATCCTCTAAAAATACTGCGATGGCCACCATGATCGAACCCATCGGTCATCCACAGTCCATGATGATTACCAAAATCCTCGGTCGCAGGGTCCCATTCCGACGCGACGTCCCATGCGCCGACAGGAGTAAAAATATTCCATATCTGCACATCGTTGCTGAATCCGATCACGTCACCGGCCACAGGCTTGACCCTAAGCGACGGATCGAGCCGCACGCCATGAACGTCATAGCGTGTGACGCCATTGATCGTATCATCGTCTTGTTTTTTCTGTACCGTTAAAAAAAACGTAATTTTTGCGCCTGGCGCCCTCGAATTGATCCAGGACCAGCATTGCAACCCTGCATTGCCTTCATGGTGTGCAAACGCCACGATTGGCAACAAAAACAGCAAACAGAACAACAGCAAAAATAGCCTTTTCATCGAAAATACCTCTCTGGTTAAAACATCATAATGTCTATCAAGGAAAGCCAACTAACTGAACTCAATCGATCGGCCGCCACGATCAGAAGCGAATCCTGACACAGCTGGGTCGTAATTGGTCGTATTGGCAAAATTGTTTACAGACGTGTTGGGTGCACGAATCCTCCCCATCTGCGAGCAGTCATAGCCTTTCGATTGCCTGATCGCAGCCGCCCCATCAACATTCAAATTCCCTCCATCATCTGCGCTGAATCCAACTTGTGACCCGATCAAAGCCGACGTTGCCTGCACAACTCCAAATGAACCCTGTATCAGGCCATTGATAATGCCTCCTTTTTCCGCCCGAAATCCGAAGGTCGTGTGGTCGGTCGACACCGAACCTGCACAAATGATTTGACCATGTTGCGCAGAAAATCCACGGTCACAATTCAACACGGATGCTCCGAGACATCCAACGACCCCGCCATCCTGCGCAGAAATACCATATCCGGCATTCGATATAGTGACGCCGTTTGCCTGAATATAGGCATTTCCAAGCGCGCGGATGCCGAGATTTCCGAATGCATTGGATACGCCAGTGATATTGCAGCTGCTAACCTCGGCATTGGCGCTAGTGCTCGCCAGAACGGATATCGTGCATCCTGTTATCGTCATCGACTGGGCATCGATGGTTGCTGACGACAAGCATTCGATGCCGCGATCACCGCCTTGAAACACGATTGATGCCGAATCGCAGATGATCGAAGCGGAATTGATGGACTGCAGCAATCGCTTGGTTTCACCGATAACGCCTTGGAGCTTGAACCCAGCGAGCTGCAGCCCGACGACCCCATCACAAATCATCCCCTCAGAGACGCCTCCACTCGGCGTGAAATTGAACACGACATTAGCCGGCGAGCCCAAATTCCCCTCGATACGAATGAACTGCGAAAACGGCTGCTTCGACAGCGTAATGATCGACTGATTATAGGTGCCATCAGCGATGCTGATCGTGACCGGCGCGAGAATAATTGCACCAATCAGCGAGTCCCATGCCTCTTGCAGCGTGTTGAATTGTTGTCCTGCGCCGACGGTTATCGTTCCCGGCGCATCGATGACGTTCTGCTTGTCGACCTGCTGCTTTAGATAGGTGGTACGGTTCGACAGCTGCAACAGCGGCGTATTCATCACTCCGCCGGCACCGCCAAGTGCAGATGTCGTCGTTTCCCATTGCAATACACTGGCATCGTATACCGGCGTTTCTGGTTGATTAGCCAAGAATAAATCCTCCGTCCAACTGTTTAGAACCGTCCAGCAACCAGGTTCCGTCAAGAACCAATTCGGCAATGAACAACTTTCTCAAATGGCTCCGCCGGTTCGAAAATACCTCGATGATCCGGCGAATTTCAGCGACCTGCTGCGGCGTTATCTGAGTCACAGATCCGATCTTCAGATCAAACATATAAGCACCGGTCAGATCGTTGCTGCCATCGAGAGTGAAGGAGCCATCCAGCACAACCAGCGGTTCGACAATCGTCACGTCGATAAAGCCGATCAGCTCCAAACCCTTCTTCAATGCGGCCGGCGTGCCGAGGATATCATGCACGCCGACCGACGCAGTGATGGCCGCGCGCTGATCCGCCTCGCTGGCATCCGAACGAAATTCAAGCGTATTCAGAGCCCATGCCAGCCACGGCAGCAGCGCAGCATCGATCGTCTGCTGATTCATCAAGTCCCGCAACGGCACTGGTATCGCCTCCGATCGCACGGCCGCGACCACTTCCATGGTCTGCTCCTGCGGCGTCGCATTTGGCGGCAGCAGGGTTGCCGGATCAGACATCGGTTCCGCCGATGGTCACAGTCACTGTGCCGATATCAGGCGCCTGCGCCGGGGTGATGACGATGTCCGCTGCCGGTTCCGTCAACGACACGTTCTGCACACCGCTGACAGTCAACGCAGCGATCAACCCGGAACGGGTGATATCGTTGTCCAATAGGTGCCTGGCGACAGCATAGGCATTGACGGCCGCCACCGCTTGGGCCTGCACGGTCACCGGGTCAGGGCCTGGGTAAACCGTCAGCACCGCGGTCACGTTGTACGGCACGATCGTCGCCGCCTGCACGGTCAAATGATCGGTCATCGGCCGCTTGTCATCGGCATCGAGAGCGGCCAGCACGTTGTCAAGGACCGACTGCGCGGGCACGCCGGCGCCGGTCAAAGACAATACCGAAACGACGACCTGGCCAGGTCCTGGGCTGTCAACCGACACATCGGCGACATCCGCATCCGCAGACAGCGCATAAAACTTATAGGTATTGGCTGCTCCAGCCGTCGTCCGCGCATCCAGCGCCAGCAGCACCCGATTGCGCAGCGCCGTATCCGACTCCAGCACCGCCGGCGTCGGCGGCACGGTGGTATTGTCGGCCGGCGTGATCACCAACCGAACCACAGCGTAAAAAGCAGCCAGATTATCCAAGTCCGTCCCGGCCGCATACGGCAGCATCACCGCGTGCGCGCCGTCGTTGACCCGCTGTCGGATCAGCGTTTCCCGGAACGCGCACACTTCGAGCAATT